GGTCGAAAGAGAAGATTATGGGTATTCCCAGTCCATTTGAATTGTTGCGACGAGCAAATGGTCTTTTGGAACGACAGAGTGTACAGTTGAGTGATGTATGGAACGATTTTAAAAGAAATCATCCATATATTTTTAAGAGCCTGGTTGTGACAGGAGTTATTATAACATCTTTAGCGTTTCTCAAGATCTTTGTGGGTGTAACAGGATTTGGAAAGACTCCAGCTTTGCGAACGCAGGGTAGTGTGTGGAGTGGCTCTCGAGCTGAGGGTTATGTTCCGAAGGCTATAAGAACTGCGCGAACAGAAGGATATTCGGCTCCTCGCATTGTTACTGCAAAGGTGGAAGGAGTGTGTGAAGAAGGTGTGAAAGATTTAAATTCTAACGAGGTATTATTTTCTCTAGTTCGTAAAAATTTATATAAGATGTATATTAATCCGGGAGATCAGCCTGTTGGTCATTGCATTTTTATAAAAGGAAAGATAGCACTTATGTGTAAGCATTTTACAAAGGCCTTTAGGGCAGCTGTTCGGCATGATAAAAATTCAACTGTTTATTTTGCAAGTGCTATGTTGAAGCGGAGTTTTGAAATGAAATGTAGTGATTTGTTGGCAACAATGAAATATCATGATTCACCGGAGGAGGAGAATGGTCCCGTAGCAACTAGGGACTTAGCAACAGTCAGAGTTGATGCAGCTGTATTACACTCTGATTTGACGAATAATTTTTGTACGAGGGCTTCTCTTTTGAGAGTTCGAAATACTGAAGTTGTGCTTCCGGTAATGGTGAAAAATGATGTTAAGAAGTCTGATATTGATCTCTTGTTGTTTAGGTATAGAAGTGGTCGATCTAGTCTCTCTGTGGTACCTGAATTGTCTATTGGTGATCGTGTGAATGAATGTGTTCGGTATGTACGTGATGCGTGGCGATATGAAGCTGACACACAGGCGACTGAGTGTGGGGCCCCAATGTTAGTGCGAAATTCTCAAATTTCGCCCGGAAAGATAGCGGGAATTCATATTGCAGGTATAGAGGGGACAGGAGAAGGATTTTCATCTCCTGTATATAAGGAAGATATTGAAATGTTTTTGAAGAGTTGGAAGGATGTGTTTACTATAGAATTTCAGCAGAAATTAGAATGTTTCCCCCAAGAACAGGGTCAAATTCCACAGCATGCAGAGTTTTTGCGATTGGGAAGTATTGAGAGACCTATATATCAGGCTGTAAAGTCTACCATAGAACCTTCGCTTTGTTACGCAAAAATTCAGGTACCAAAAACAAAACCATGTCAACTTCGGCCTTCACAGAGTTTTGATCCGCGTAGGTATCGATTAGAGCGACTTGGCAATATTCCGCTCGCCATCTCAAGGGATATTGTGCAATGTGCTCGTGATGCCTATGTTGATCAGGTTTCCTGTATTATAGCAGCTTCTGAGGATAAATTACCGGATAGTGTAAAAGCTACCTATAGTTTTGAAGAAGCTGTTTTGGG